TGCGAAATTTGCTGCGCGGGTTGCGCAATCAGTTCCAGCAGTTCCTCGATCTCGTCGCGCTTGCGCTTCTTGCGCCTGGGACTAGACCATGCGCCGGGATAACCAGAGCCGCCGGGCGACGGCTGCGGTTGCGGCGGCAGCACGTCCGGTCCCTCCACTATCCAGCCGCCGGTGAACTCAGCGGGAGCCGCATTGGCGAATGCGGTCGCCCCGAAGTTCGCGATCCAACTGCTGTTAAGCGCATTGTACCCGACCGCCGGGGAGAAACTGACGCTGGATGGCAGCGCCACACCCCCCGCACCTGTTGCGGGATTGGCCGCCACATCACCATTCCAGTTGCCGGCGTTCTTCCTGAACCAACCAAGGCGCGCATCGAGATCGACGGCAATCCCAACAACGTGAGGTCCGCCAGTGATAAGCGTTGTGATGTTCTTTCCGGTATTGACGTTAGTGGAATAAATATTCCCGCTGCCTGCGGAGCAGGCCATGCAATTTGATTTGCTCGTTACATAATTTGTATAGGTGCCGCTGGATATCAACAACCCGATCGTATCCGCCGAAGCGACTGTCGCTCCTGTCGTGATTTCAAAATAGAATTTTCCGCTTGTCTTGTACGCTGTGCTTCGCACACCGGAGTTGGTGGTGGCGTTGATATGTGTTGCGGTGAGATCGTCATCGGTTAACGCAGTGTTGGTGGCGGTCGCCGCATCCCATGTCGTGGGGACCGTCGCCACTTAATCCTCCGTTACCGACATTGCGCCAATCACCTTGCCAGTCCTTGGATCGCGATGAATGACGGCCTTGCGCGGCTTGCTCATGGCCGCCAGCATGGCCTGATGCGATTGCCCGATCGCCTCCATCATCGAGGACAGCATGTCGTCGGGCGATCTGGTCATGCCGTTGGCCTGCCGTAACTCCTGCTGATGCATGGCCGCGTCGGCGGCTTCGCGCTGCTTGGCTGCGGCCTCCTGCTGCTTGAGTTGCGCCGTCTGCTCGGCCTTGAACATCTCGATTTGAATTTGGTTTTGCGCCTTCTCGCGCTCCAGTGCCATTTCCTGGGTGGCGCGCTCGCGCTCGGTCTGCGCATCGAGCGCCGCCGCCTGCTGCTTGAGCGTCATGTCGGCGGTGGCCTTTTCCTTCTCCAGCGCCAACTTGGCCTGTGAATTCTGCTGCTCCATTTGCAGCTTGGCCTGCGCCTCCGCTTGCTTCGGATCGGGCTGCTGCTGCTCGTTGGCGCCGGCCTCGCGGAATTTCTTCTTCACATCGCTCGGCAATGGGCTGGTTTCGATCAGCACCTCCATCGCCGCCTTGCTCGACGCCGGCGACAGCATCGGCGCCACGGCAGGCAGCGCCTGCGCAATGGCGTCGTAGGTGTCCTGCATCAAGGTCACGGTGTCGGGGCCCTCGTCCAGAATAATGTCGACATCGAGCTCGCCGATCTGGTTCACCATCTGCGGCATGCCGTCAGGCCCGGGCACCTGGGCATTGATCTGCACGAATTGCGGCTCACCGTTCGCATCGGTGACCCGGATCCAACGCTCGTTCACCCAGTAGCTCTGCGCGGCGTTGAACAGCGCGCGATACACCCGGATCTTCCATGCGCGCAAATTGGTCATGTAGGGGCCGAGCTCGGCGATGCCGGCCTGCTGCATCAGCGCAATGGCGCGGCCGGACGAGCCCTTGCCCACGTCGCCGCCGGCAATTGCCGCGTTGGGGCCGAAGTTTTCGATTTCCTGCGCCGCGTCGCGCATGAATTCGAGTTGCCCCATGATCTGCGCCTGCTTGGCGCTGTCATCGAAGGTGATGTCGGTGAGCGCAGTATTGACCAGCACGATGCCGTCAGCGCGCGCGGCTTCCTTGCGCAGCGCCTCGACGTTGCCGTCCGCCACCGCCGCCTTGGTCGCCATGATGCGGCGGCTGTTCAATTCGTGCAGCCCCTTGGAGCGGCGCTGATTAACTTCGTCCTGTGGGCTTTGCAGGCCGCGCACGAAGCCATAACGGTCGCCGTCGTGGTCGACCGAGGCCGAGAACATCAGGTACTTGGCAAACTGCTTGTCGTTCTCGTCGGAGAATGGCGAGTTGCCCTGCATCAATATCTTGGAGCCGGTGAACAGCGCCCACTTCCACCCGCCCTTCGACTTGTACCAAATGTCGACCAGCCGCACCTGCTTAAAGTCGCCGTTGGCCTGAAACCATCGGGTGTCGCGGTCAGAATTGCTGGTCAGTTCCAGCGAGCTGTCGCACGCCGCCTTGATGTCGTCGTCCATGCCGGGCATGAGCTCGGCCATCAATTCTTCATCGACATATTTGCCCATGCCGACATAGCGCGCGTCGGAGAAGTCATGCTTCATCGAGCGCGGGTCATAAAAAAACCCGTCATTATCGACGGGTCCGAACATCACATCATAGTCGGGCTGTTGTTGTTCTGGCGGTGGCTGACCGGGCATCATGCCCTGCCCGCCCTGCTTCGGCGGTGGCATCGGCTTGAGGTCAAGTTCGATGCCGGCGAGGCCGTCGACCGCCGCCGCCTCGTTCACCAGCGGTGCAACTTCATTCCATTTGTTTCTGTCCATCAAATATCTGAGCACCGCGGTGGCCAGGTCGGCGCCGGCCTGATGCTGCGGCGTACGCGGATAGGCCTTTGGATCCTGCTTGAGCCGTTCCACCAACCCGACGATGCCGTCGATCTTCCTGCCGATTTTATTATACGTCACTACCGGCTGCTTGCGGTCGTTGAAGGTCTTGATCTGCTCGCTCGTCCACTGCGCGCCATGGCGATAGCGCCGCGCGTTCTGCTGCTCCTGAATTTCCAGCGTCTTGTTGTCCAGATACGTGGTGTAAGCGTTGATGCATTTTTCCAGCGGCCAAAAACCGTCCTTGTCTTCGCCCTCAGGGTCAACGATCGGCGCATTGCGGCCCGCCGCCGCGCCGCCCTGCGGATAGCCCCCGCCTTTGATCGACAGAACGTTGCCAATGGCCATTTATCTAGCCTCATCGTCGTAAACTTGCCGCCCGATCCGGGTCTTGGGCTTCTTGCGCTTCGGCAACTTGCCGCCCTTGTCGGCAGCGACGAATTCCGCGCCCACCTTTTTCGGAATGCCGAGCGTGCTTTTTCCTTGTGCCGCCGCATGCATAGCAGCGCGTTGCGCCTGACTGACCATTGGCATCAGTAGACCTTCCAATCTCCTGGCTGCTCGCCACGCGGTGCGAGCGGAGCATAGCCGCTCACGTCTTCCGGCTTCTTTTCTTCCTTCGTCTTCGCATACGGCCGCGACATGCAGGCATAGCGCCATTCGTCGCCGGCGTGGTCTTCGCTGTCGGATAGAACGTCTTCATGCCGATCAGGGTCGTGCTGCAGGAACGGAATGGTGCGGATGCTGTCCACACAGGTGGAAAAGCAAACCACCATGGCGTGGCCGTCATCGTTGCCGACCAGCCGGGCGCGCATCTGATCCCAGCCGCTCATATGGCCATGGTTTGCAATACGACGGTTATCCGCGCGCTTGAACCAGATTTTTCCATCTGTGCCGGTGCCCATGCGCTCGGCGATCGACGGCCCGCCGTCCTGGGTGAAGGCCGAAGGATCGAGCACCCCGTAGGAGATATCCTCCCCTTTTTCCCGGGCAGATATCCCCTTGCCCACTTCCTCGGCGTGCAGCTTCAGGCCCACATTGGGCTCATTCGGTTTCATCCCGTACCATTCGCGGTAGCGCACCATGCAGCCGCGCGGCAGATGGTGCCCGTCGACATCGTAATCGTCCGACACCACCGCCCACCAGCCGACCGAGAACGGCGACGCCGAACCCCAGTCCATGGAGCGGAAGCGCATCCAGTCGGCCGGGATCTCGAATGGCGTGATGACGTGCCGCTTGGTGTTCCAGCAGTCAAAGAAGGCGCCGAGCGTCACCGACCAGTCGCCGTCGAGCCACGCCTGCACCAGTTCCTTGGAGCCCGACGAGCGCAGCCGCTGCTTGTAGGCCTCGGCGTCGATAAAGACGTTATTGTCCACCTTCGACGGGATGAAAATGCGCTTCAGCCCGGTGACGGGATCGAGGATCACCTTGTTACCGAGCGGCGCCGGGTCGATGTAGCGCGCCTTCACCCACTGATGCCCCGGCCCGCCCGGGTTGCCGGTCAAGCGCATGCCCACCGGCACGTTGGCGCCCGAGCGCAACGTGGCAAACAGTTTCATCACCGGCGCCGGCGAGGGGAAGTTGCCGGCTTCCTCGATGTAGACGCGGGTATAGCTGTGGCCCTGGTAAAGCTCGGCGTCGGCGTCGCGCTCCAAGTAACCGAACTTCAGCCGCGCGCCCTTGGGATCGCGCCAGACCTTATCCTGCTCATGATAGGTCCATTTCAACGGTCCATAGATCACGCGCGAGCGTTCGATCGTGTCCATCAACTCGGTGCGGGTGCGCCGCAGCATCAGCGCCGAGGCATGGATGCCGTACTGGTTGGCATGCGCCATGAACTCGCCGAGCATGCCGTCGGTCTTGCCGCCACCGCGAGCACCGCCGAAGAACACTTCGAAAACGGGGCATTCTAGAAGGGCCCACTGGGCCCAGTTGCTTCCAGGGCTCCAGACGACACGCTCGACAGGTTCCATTACTGCAATTTGCCGGTGCCGCTCCCATTAGTAATGGCGAGCGGCTCGGCTTTCAGATCGAGATGATCGGCGCCATACTTCGAAATCCATTCCTCATGGGTGAGTATCTTCGGCAACTCGGCGACATAGCGCACATTGAGATCAGCCGTGATGGTCGCCATGCTCAGATCCGGCACGCATTTGCGCAGCAGGATCTCGGCCGCGCGGATCTGCGACATGCTCATTTCCAACCCGTCGAAGATGTGCGCCTGCAGTTTTTGGACTAACAGCACCGCCTTGATTTTCAGTCGCACCGCGTCGGGGTGAAACGGCAGCCTCTTGCTGCGGTTTTTCTTGTTCACGCGGCTGGCATAAGCCTTGATCCCGTTCTTATCACCCCGGGGGGCCATGGCGATCTCCTATCAGGGTCCGGCGCCGCGGCCATCGCTGGCCATGTCGAACAGCGAGGGCTGGGGTGCCACCGGCAGGCCGGTGCGCGGGTCGTGGTATTGGCCGGTGCGGGGATTATAGACCGGCTCCCATTGCCCGCCCATGGTTTGCGCGGTGTTTTGCGCTGGTGACAGCGCGCCAAGC